TTGCGGTAAATCCGGCATGTACAGGATTCATTGTCCTGCTCAAAGTCCATGCCATCAAACTGCTGGTTTTCATTGATGATGCGGGACCAGCCATCAACGCCCACCACCGGAACGATGCCGTTCTGCTTGTCAGGAAAGGCGTAAATTTCTTTCGTCCACGGATTAAGGCCGTACTGGTTGGCGACGATCAGCAATGCGATGAACTGCGCATCGCTGGCATCGCCTTTAAATGCCGTCTGGCGAAGAGTGGTGATCAGTTCCTGTGGGTCGACAGAATCCATGCCGACACGTTCAGCCAGCTTCCCTGCCAGCGTTGCGAGTGCTGTACTCATCCGTTTTATACCTCTGAATCAATATCAAACTGGTGGTGAGCAATGGTTTCAACCATGTACCGGATGTGTTCTGCCATGCGCTCCTGAAACTCAACATCGTCATCAAACGCACGGGTAATGGCTTTTTTGCTGGCCCCGCAGCGTTGCAAATGATCGATACAGAGTGATTCAAACAGGTGCTGTGGAAGACCTTTTTCCATGTCGTCTGCCAGTTCTGCCTCTTTCTCTTCACGGGCGATCTGCTGGTAGTGACGTGCCCAGCTCTGAGCCTCAAGACGATCCTGAATGTAATAAGCGTTCATGGCTGAACTCCTGAAAATGGCTGTGAAAATATCGCCCGCGAAATACCAGGCTGATTAGGAAAACAGGAAAGGGGATTAGTGATTCAGGCCGTTACCGCGTCCGTCGAGAAAAACTTCCACGAGCAAATCACGGGTATAAGTGCGCTCGATGCCGCGATGCAGATAAAGCCGTCCGCGTAAATTAGCTGATGCAGTCCAGGTACCATCTTTGTGTTTGACCAGCATTCCTGGCATGACCGCACCTCGATTAACGGTCTGCGTTCCGTAATGTTGATGAACCATAAAAACTCCTGCCCGTAAGCTGGGCTGCTGAACATATAGAGACTTCTGCGCGTATTCAGGCGGTGGATGGCCGCCGGTTGTCATAACTAAGCCGCCTCGTTGAAGCGACTGAGGTATGAAGTGTTGAGTTGATTTCAGCTGGTCACACCGACGTTCACGCGTCCGCTTCACCCCTCGCACTCCCCGGAGCCTGCTGAAATTCAAGCTGCGGATCTAAGCGGTCATCGCAACGGTGAATCAGGTGATTGCCGTATCGTTGTGTTGTTGCGACATGGTGATAATAGCTATTGCTATTGGCTGTATCAATACTTATTGCTATTGATTAATGTGTTTTGATATTAACTGTTTGATAGCAAAAAGAATTAATTTTGTGACTTGCATCGCATAGCGATAACTGAAGGGAGGATGTGGTGGTTTTTCGAACGGTTTGTGTGATGAGGGGACAAAAGAAAACCCGGCACGGTGGCCGGGATTCTTACGCAGGTAGGTAAAGATATGATTGTGGTGGCTTAATATTACTACCTAGAGCAGAGATAGGAATTGGTTCTTTATATCTTTCCACTTCACCAATTTTTATTGCGTAGGCCTTTTCTCTACCTGAATAATATGAGTCATAAAATTGCTTAGAAATACCTGCGTGTTTTTCCGTCTTTTTCCAAAGAGATTCCGGTTCGTCACTTAGTATTGATTCAATACGGAATTGACCAACAACTTTACCTAATGGCATCGTGGCATAAATAACAACGGTGCTAATTTGCGGATTTTTGAATATACCTTTACGAAACTCGAACCGCTTTGTTCCGTTCAATATTTTTTCTGCAAACTCAGGCTTAATGGATAATAAAACTTTCATTTATCTTGCCTAACTCGATGATCTTTAAGAACTGCTCATTTGTGAGTTTAAAGTGACTCCATCGGAATGCACGCGAACCATTTAGCCCCACATGATCTATTAAAATAGCACGATTGGGTCTCTTTGGCAAAGACAGATTGTATGTGAATCTTATAATGAAAGGGTATCGACGTTCTTTATAGATTTTTCTGAGTTCATCTTCAGAAAATACGCTAAAACGAATACAATAGTCTACAAAACTATCTTCGCTTAAAAATTCAGAAATATTTTTTACGCTCTCAACTACACATAATGTACTGGCTACAGAACGATAGCGAGCTGGCCCTTTTTTGTCTCCGGTTCTATAGATGACAATGATATCTCCTCTTTTCATTCCCATCACAGAACGCATTCCACATATGTAAATTTTATGAATGCTGTTAGCATGGGATATATCTTTGACAATATCTGGTGATTCATTTACAAGTTTTGAATCAGGGAATAGTCTAGTGTGATATTCGGGATAAATCGCCAGTAAATATTTGTTGGCCCTTGATGTCATTATTCGAGGGTAATCTAATAAAATATCACCATAAGGCTCATGCAAAGACCTCGCATATACAAACTCTTTCCCGTTATGTGTTTCTTTTTCACCATGAATGTAAAATCCGTACGTTTGGAAAAGTTTTATTAGATGGACGTGTTTGTCGAAAACAGTAACATAAATATCATCAGATTTTGATGAAAATGCATGGTCAAACGCTTTTTTTAGAAATCGTTGTCCGCGAAGGGTGCCTTTAGATTCAAATTTGAATGTTCCTATCTTTAGATGACGTCCTGGTGGGAGCGCTGGATTAATGTCATTTGCATCATCATTTTCTTTTAGATACATAAAACCTTCGATTTTATGCTTGTCATCATAGAGCACATAAGCTGATTCTCCTTCTCTGGCTTTTTTTTCTAACCAAAGAGGAAACTCTTTATAATCTTTTTTTAAAGAGTCAAAAAATGGGTCATTGTGATCAAAATCAGAGAATTTCTCATATTTTAAAGTATCCATTAAGTTCTCCATTCTAAAATGAATAATTAAGTTGTTTTACTGAATGAGCACAATGCCCGGTTGATAATTTTTAATTGGTACTATCCATGCTTCCTATACGTCTGCGGCATGCTCCCAATAACTTTCCCGAAGATAAATACCCGGTTCATCTCATCTTTCTCGATCGGGTCCCACGGTGAGTAGCTTTTGTTATCAGAGATAACCAGCAGCTTATCCTTCATCATTTGCAGGCGCTTTACATGGGCTGTGTCGTCGTACAGAAACGCATAGATACCATCACCGTCGAAAGATTTAACCGTGATATCAACGAATAGAAGATCACCAGGTTCAATCGTTCCTGACATGCTGTCACCGCGTACGTTAATGATGCGGATATTTTCTGCCTTCCTACCATCGAACATGTGACGAGCATCGTCAAACGAGTACTCAACCGAGCGTAGAACTTCTACAAACTCACGGTTGATGACTCCCGGCCCGGCACTCACTTCTATATCAAGAACGTCAATCTTGAAGTATTTGGGATGGTTGGCAGTAGGCTTCCCTAATTGTTGACCGTCATTTCTCATCGGGCCTATGCCTGATGAGAGCCACTCTGTTCGAACACCCAATGCATTAGCTATTTCAACAATTTTTGTTGAGCCGCGCGCGTTGCCGCTTGTCAGTCTCCAGATTGTGGGTTGAGCTACGCCAGACGCCTTTGCAAGAGCGCCTTGAGACATTCCAGATTGTTCCATCGCTAGGTTTAAGCGATCAGCAAGAGTTTCTTTTTTCATAAGTTTTAATTTATACGCTTGCGTATTGATGGTCAAAACACGTTTTGCTATTGTTATGATTAATACGTATTGCTATTATTTATTCATTGTAATACCAATAGGAATTAATAATGACAAATCAAACCATTCAACTCGCAATCAGTATTACAGGTAGTCAAAAACGACTGGCAGATCTATGCGGTGTAGCCCAGCCCACTGTTTGGCGTTGGCTACACGGTGGCGGAATTGATGCCCGCTATGTAATGAAAATTGTCTCAGCCACTGGTGGAAAGATTAAACCAGCAGATATTCGTCCCGACCTCGCACCATTGTTTAACGCGAGTAATTCTGCCGCCTAATCTGCGGCGTTAACTGATAAGGCAATGACTATGCAACCACTTACATACCAACAGACTAGCGGATTTAGCCCGACTGCGGTGATAAATCGTTCTCAAACAAAACAAGCTCCAGGCCACGAAAAAATCCGTGATGCCGTCCGCGCCTGGTCGGCTGCAGATAATCAGGATGTTGTTGCCGCACTCATTGTGAATGAGTATCGGGAGCAGGGCGGCGGCACCATCGATTTCCCTGATGATGTCAGCCGTGCACGCCAGAAGCTGTTCCGCTTCCTCGATAACAAATTCGATTCTGAAAAATACCGAAATAACGTGCGTGAACTGACCCCGGCAATTCTGGCGGTACTACCGCTGGACTATCGCGGCCACCTGGTTGAGCAGGATAGCTTCATGGCTCGGCTGGCTGAAATGGAAAAGGAACTCAGTGAAGCAAAACAGGCTGTCATTCTCAACGCGCCACGCCACCAGAAACTGAAGGAGATGAGTGAAGGCATTGTGTCGATGTTTCGTGTGGACCCGGATCTGGCTGGTCCATTGATGGCGATGGTCACCACCATGCTGGGGGCAATATGACTGGTTCAGAAATGGCGAAAGCCGGTCTGCTGGAACAGAACCGACTTTCAGGTGCAAATCGTAACGCACTCATTGCGGGAGGAATTATGGCAAACACTGCTGAGATATTCAATTTTCCAGTGCCGGATGCGGCACAAAAGGAGCCGCGCGTGGCAGATCTCGATGATGGTTATACGCGCATTGCAAATGAGTTGCTGGAAGCTGTGATGCTGGCCGGATTAACACAGCACCAGCTTCTGGTCTTCCTGGCTGTCATGCGCAAAACATATGGCTTTAATAAAAAACTGGATTGGGTGAGCAACGAGCAACTTTCCGAATTGACCGGGATATTGCCGCATAAGTGTTCTGCTGCAAAAAGTGTTCTGGTAAAGCGTGGGATTCTTATTCAGAGCGGGCGGAATATCGGCATTAATAATGTGGTCAGTGAATGGTCAACATTACCCGAATCAGGTAAGAAAAATAAAGTTTACCTGAAAGAGGTAAATTTACCTGAATCAGGTAAAAAAAGTTTACCCAAATCAGGTAAAGGCGTTTACCCGAATCAGGTAAACACAAAAGACAAACTAACAAAAGACAATATAAAACCTTTTTCGTCCGAGAATTCTGGCGAATCCTCTGACCAACCAGAAAACGATCTTCCTGTGGTGAAACCGGATGCTGCAATTCAGAGCGGCAGCAAGTGGGGGACAGCAGAAGACCTGACCGCCGCAGAGTGGATGTTTGACATGGTGAAGACCATCGCGCCATCAGCCAGAAAACCGAATTTTGCAGGGTGGGCTAACGATATCCGCCTGATGCGTGAACGTGACGGACGTAACCACCGCGACATGTGCGTGCTGTTCCGCTGGGCATGCCAGGACAACTTCTGGTCCGGTAACGTGCTAAGTCCGGCCAAACTCCGCGACAAGTGGACCCAGCTCGAAATCAACCGAAACAAGCAACAGGCTGGCGTGACAGCCGGCAAACCAAAACTCGACCTGACGAACACTGACTGGATTTACGGGGTGGAGCTATGAAAAACATCGCCGCACAGATGGTTAACTTTGACTGTGAGCAGATGCGCCGGATCGCCAACAACATGCCGGAACAGTACGACGAAAAGCCACAGGTACAGCAGGTAGCGCAGATCATCAACGGTGTGTTCAGCCAGTTACTGGCAACTTTCCCGGCGAGCCTGGCTAACCGTGACCAGAATGAACTGAACGAAATCCGCCGCCAGTGGGTTCTGGCTTTCCGGGAAAACGGGATCACCACAATGGAACAGGTTAACGCTGGAATGCGCGTAGCCCGTCGGCAGAATCGACCATTCCTGCCATCACCCGGGCAGTTTGTCGCCTGGTGCCGGGAAGAAGCATCCGTTACCGCTGGGCTGCCAAACGCCAGCGAGCTGGTTGATATGGTTTACGAGTATTGCCGGAAGCGCGGGCTGTATCCGGATGCAGAGTCTTATCCGTGGAAATCAAACGCGCACTACTGGCTGGTTACCAACCTGTATCAGAACATGCGGGCCAATGCGTTGACTGACGCGGAATTACGGCGCAAGGCTGCCGATGAACTGTCCTGTATGACCGCACGAATTAACCGTGGTGAGGCTATACCTGAACCAGTAAAACAACTTCCTGTCATGGGCGGTAGACCTCTAAATCGTGCACAGGCTCTGGCGAAGATCGCAGAAATCAAAGCTAAGTTTGGGCTGAAAGGAGCAAGGGTATGACGGGCAAAGAGGCAATTATTCATTACCTGGGGACTCATAAGAAATTCTGTGCGCAGGACGTTGCCGCGGTAACAGGCGCAACGGTAACCAGCATAAATCAGGCTGCGGCTAAAATGGCGCGGGCAGGAATCCTGGTCGTTGATGGTAAGGTCTGGCGAACGGTGTATTATCGGTTCGCTACCAGAGAAGAATGGGAAGGAAAGGTGAGCACGAATTTGATTTTTAAGGAGTGTCGCCAGAGTGCCGCGATGAAACGGGTATTGAGGGTATATAAAAGAACATCAATGGGTACACAATGATGAAACAGGTGAGTTGAGTTCAAACTGTAGTACAATTCTCTCCAGTTTGAACAGGAAAGAATATGCTATGAATCCTTATATTTATCTTGGTGGTGCAATACTTGCAGAGGTCATTGGTACAACCTTAATGAAGTTTTCAGAAGGTTTTACACGGTTATGGCCATCTGTTGGTACAATTATTTGTTATTGTGCATCATTCTGGTTATTAGCTCAGACGCTGGCTTATATTCCTACAGGGATTGCTTATGCTATCTGGTCAGGAGTCGGTATTGTCCTGATTAGCTTACTATCATGGGGATTTTTCGGCCAACGGTTGGACCTGCCAGCCATTATAGGCATGATGTTGATTTGTGCCGGTGTGTTGGTTATTAATTTATTGTCACGAAGCACACCACATTAAAAATAATTTGTTTTTAAACGACTAAAATATGGAGGTTCGTATATTTATATGGGCCTCGTTTTATGCTTTTTGTTAATGTCTTTAGTTTTTATTCATTCTTTTGTGCTTTCAAGATTATGGTGTAAGAAAATTGCAATGCGATTATTGTTGTATATTCAAGATAATGTGACCTTAATTGTCTTTTTAAATAAAAATTAAACAAAAATCATATCTCACCACTAAGGTTTATAAAAGCATACTTTAGCAGGTGTCACCATGAAAAAAGCCATAGCATATATGCGATTTTCATCACCAGGTCAGATGTCTGGTGATTCATTAAACCGCCAGAGAAGGCTTATTACTGAATGGCTAAAGGTAAATAGTGATTATTACCTTGATACCGTAACGTATGAAGATTTGGGGTTAAGCGCATTCAATGGAAAGCATGCACAATCAGGAGCTTTTTCGGAATTTTTAGATGCTATAGAACATGGTTATATATTGCCAGGGACTACATTGTTAGTTGAAAGTCTGGACAGACTTTCAAGAGAAAAAGTCGGTGAAGCGATTGAGCGTCTGAAATTGATTTTGAATCACGGTATTGATGTTATAACTCTTTGCGATAATACAGTCTATAATATTGACTCATTGAATGAGCCATATTCATTAATAAAAGCCATACTTATAGCACAAAGGGCAAATGAAGAAAGCGAGATAAAGTCAAGTCGGGTTAAATTATCATGGAAGAAAAAACGGCAGGATGCACTGGAGTCAGGCACGATTATGACGGCGTCTTGTCCGAGATGGCTCTCATTGGATGACAAAAGAACGGCTTTTGTTCCAGACCCCGACAGGGTGAAAACTATTGAGCTAATTTTTAAACTCAGGATGGAAAGGCGCTCATTGAATGCAATAGCCAAGTATTTAAATGATCATGCTGTAAAGAATTTCTCAGGAAAAGAAAGTGCATGGGGACCTTCTGTAATTGAAAAATTATTAGCGAATAAAGCTCTGATAGGTATATGCGTACCTTCATATCGTGCAAGAGGTAAAGGAATAAGTGAAATCGCTGGCTATTATCCCAGAGTCATATCAGATGATTTGTTTTACGCTGTGCAGGAAATTCGGTTGGCACCTTTTGGTATTAGCAATAGTAGCAAAAATCCTATGTTGATAAATCTACTTCGAACAGTTATGAAGTGCGAGGCTTGTGGTAATACCATGATTGTTCATGCGGTATCTGGAAGTTTGCATGGCTATTATGTTTGTCCGATGAGAAGACTGCATCGATGTGACAGGCCATCAATAAAGAGAGATTTGGTTGATTATAATATCATTAATGAGTTGCTTTTTAATTGTAGTAAAATCCAACCAGTTGAAAACAAGAAAGATGCTAATGAAACTTTAGAGTTGAAAATTATTGAGCTCCAGATGAAAATTAATAATTTAATTGCTGCATTATCTGTTGCGCCTGAAGTTACCGCTATAGCAGAAAAAATCAGAGTATTAGATAAGGAATTACGAAGGGCTTCTGTATCATTAAAAACTTTGAAGAGTAAAGCGGTGAGTTCACTTGGTGATTTTCATGCTATTGACTTAACCAGTAAAAATGGGCGAGAGCTATGTCGTACACTTGCCTATAAAACATTCGAAAAAATCATAATCAATACAGATAATAAAACCTGTGATATCTATTTTATGAATGGCATTGTTTTTAAACACTATCCTTTAATGAAAACAATATCCGCCCAGCAGGCGATAAGTACTCTCAAATATATGGTTGATGGTGAGGTTTATTTTTGAGTAATAATCACTTTTTCAACCGTGCTATAGTAAGAAAGTTAGGTAAGTACAATAAAATTATCTATCCTGAACGAAGCGTCCTGAGCTATGGTTTTACTATAGGGACTGCCAATGGATGCTGGCGTTCTCGTTCTAGCAGTTCAACAATACCCAATCACAAAACAATTCACTGATAACAAACTTTGTGCACGTGCTTGGTTATGGCGAGCAGGTGATGTGATGTTAACTGCCTGCCAGAACGTTACTCCACTACTTCAGGTTGCGGAGCACCGCGAAGCCGGCCGCTTTACTTCTATCGAGCATGAATATCCCCAGATACTCAACAGAGCGCGAGCAATCCTCGCCAGATAAACGGCACATGTAAAATTCCAGCCGTGGCTGGATGATAAGTGGAGTCGAGTGTTACCATATTTCCGTCAGAATCTGTTCCAATAAAGTCACTAGTTAGAAATACTGCCAGCATTCTACGATGACGGAAGTGCTGGCATTTTTTGGGTAATATGCGAGTCCATTTCATAAAATACGGGTGCTGTAAACTGGACGATATAATCTAAAATATACCATTACCAGTAGCGTTCAAATCGCTATGTGCCGATACGGATAAAATTATATTGATTGTGCACATACCTTATTGGATATTACTGAGGGGTATTTATATAAGGTGTAACGATGATGTGGAACTTTGACAGTGCCGACTTAAGTGCAATAGCAGCAGGTATTTCTGCGTTTGGCACATTAGCCGCAGCGGGGTCGGCGCTTGCAAGTTGGTACACGTCAAAAAAAGCGCTGCAGCTACAAAATAGAGTTTACCTTTATGAGTCTTTAAAGGCTTGCGCTGAGAGAGCCAATTCATCAGCTAAAGATAAGCGCGGATCTGAATGGAGCGTTAATGATGCAGCGGATATCATCAGGTGCCTAGTACGGGCGATGGAGATCATCAAGCAGGATAGCCAGCAGAAAGAAGGTAATCAGGCATTAATGTTGAAACAGTACTTTGTTAATCTGCTAATAATGGAACTGTACGAGGAAGTTCATAACGGTGATGCGGCTGATTCTGTTTTTAAAAGTACGGAACCTACACAAGTACTTGATAACTTATGGAGCAAATGGCAGGAGGCTATAGCTTTTTTTGATATTTGGAATTACCCAGTTGCGACTGAGGAAGACTTGGCAGACTAATTTTCAGCACATTTGATTTCCAATAATCAACCAGCCATAATCATGCCATTGGAGCCTGAACCACTCCGGTGACTTCTGCGCTAAACGGGGACGTTTATGCGCACATACAAACCAACCTATCTTCTCCATTCACAGATGCAGAAATGCACCTGCGATTTTTTGCATCCAGCGTTTGGCCTCTGCGGAGGTGAAGCGTGAACCTCCCACAAGACGGCATAAAATTACATCGCGGTAACTTCACCGCTATCGGTCGGCAGATCCAGCCTTATCTGGAGGAGGGCAAATGCTTTCGCATGATGCTTAAACCGTGGCGTGAGAAACGCAGTCTTTCCCAGAATGCACTCAGCCACATGTGGTACAGCGAAATCAGTGAATACCTCATCAGCAGGGGTAAAACGTTCGCCACTCCAGCTTGGGTAAAAGATGCTCTCAAACACACATATCTCGGTTATGAAACCAAAGACCTGGTTGATGTCGTAACCGGTGATATCACCACTATCCAGTCGTTACGCCATACCTCCGATCTTGATACCGGAGAGATGTATGTCTTCCTGTGTAAGGTTGAAGCCTGGGCGGTGAATATTGGCTGCCATCTGACTATTCCGCAGAGCTGCGAGTTCCAGCAGCTCCGTGACAAGCAGGAGGCGTAATGGCTACACCGCTTATTCGTGTCATGAACGGACACATCTACAGAGTACCAAATCGTCGTAAGCGTAAACCGGAGCTGAAACCTTCCGAAATACCAACACTGCTCGGATATACCGCCAGCCTGGTTGATAAAAAATGGTTGCGACTGGCAGCAAGGAGGAATCATGGCTGATTTGAGAAAAGCAGCGCGTAGTCGGGAATGCCAGGTAAGAATCCCTGGCGTATGTAATGGTAACCCTGAAACGTCTGTACTGGCACATATCCGGCTGACTGGATTGTGCGGCACCGGTACCAAACCGCCAGACCTGATTGCCACCATTGCATGTTCTGCCTGCCACGACGAAATCGACCGCCGCACACATTTTGTCGATGCTGCATATGCAAAAGAATGCGCGCTGGAAGGTATGGCGAGAACACAGGTTATCTGGCTGAAAGAGGGGGTTATTAAGGCGTGAATACCTACAGCATCACATTACCCTGGCCTCCGAGCAATAATCGCTATTACCGCCATAATCGCGGGCGCACCCACGTCAGCGCAGAGGGGCAGGCATACCGCGATAACGTCGCCCGAATCATTAAAAACGCAATGCTGGATATCGGCCTGGCTATGCCTGTGAAAATCCGCATTGAGTGCCACATGCCGGATCGCCGTCGCCGTGACCTGGATAATCTGCAAAAAGCCGCTTTTGACGCACTCACTAAAGCAGGTTTCTGGCTGGATGATGCTCAGGTCGTTGATTACCGCGTTGTGAAGATGCCTGTTACCAAAGGTGGGAGGCTGGAACTGACCATCACCGAAATGGGGAATGAATGATGTTTGAGTTTTATATGGCAGAACGTCTTCGCCACCGCTGGGGGCGTCTGCGCTTATATCGTTTCCTCGGTTCTGTTTTGACCGATTACCGAATACTGAAGAATTACGCCAAAACCCTGACAGGAACAGGAGTATGAAGTCAGAGATAACAATCAACTAATACTGTTTTGTTGATTTTTGCTTGTAATTGGCGTTCTGGTCTGATTTTTGTGGAGTAAGTTGATGCGTGATATTCAGATGGTTCTTGAGCGTTGGGGAGCGTGGGCGGCTAATAATCATGAAGATGTGACCTGGTCGTCCATTGCCGCCGGTTTTAAGGGATTAATTCCTTCAAAAGTAAAATCTCGCCCGCAATGTTGTGACGATGACGCGATGATCATTTGCGGGTGCATGGCCCGTCTGAAAAAGAACAACAGCGATTTACACGATTTATTAGTAGATTATTATGTATGTGGTATGACATTCATGTCACTGGCAGGTAAGCATTGCTGCTCTGATGGTTATATCGGGAAAAGGTTACAGAAGGCTGAGGGCATAATTGAAGGGATGTTAATGGCATTAGATATCCGGTTAGAGATGGATATCGTTGTTAATAACTCCAATTAATATGCCAATTGTTTACTAAAAATTATTAAAAATGGGGCGTTGAAACGCCCCCAAAAATAAAGGGTAATATATAACAGAAGGTTTATATAGTTAGAAGCAAGGTTGTGCTTCTAAAGGAAGTGGCTTGAGGGAGCCACTTATATGTTGGGGAGGCAAAGCCTCCCACAACATATCTTTTAGTAATCAAATTAGAACTGGTAAACCATACCTACAGCAACGATATCATCGGTAGCAACGCCAGATGCTTTCGTGAAATCGCTCTTATCAATCAGGTTGATTTTGTAATCAACAAAAGTGGACATATTTTTGTTGAAGTAATAGGTTGCACCTACATCAATATATTCAACCAGGTCCTGATCACCCCACGCACCCAAGTCTTTTCCTTTAGATTGCAGGTAAGCAACGGACGGACGCAGACCGAAGTCGAACTGATATTGTGCAACTACTTCGAAGTTTTGTGCTTTGTTGGCAATATGGTTATTACCAAAAACAGTCATGTTCTGGGTTTCAGAATAGGTGGTAGCCAGATAGATGTTGTTCGCATCATATTTCAGACCAGCTGCCCATACTTCAGCATTTTGACCAGATGCATTCAGGCTGTTGTTACCGTAGATAACCTGATTATTAGTGCGGTCAGATTTAGCATAGGTTGCACCTACACCGAATCCTTCATACTCATAAGTAGTGGAGAAACCGAAACCATCACCATTAGCTTCAGTTACGTCAGTGCGGTCATTTTTACCCTGATACTGAGCAGCAAAGTTCAGACCATCAACCAGACCAAAGAAGTCGTTGTTACGATAAGTTGCAACACCAGTGGTGCGACCAGTCATGAACACATCTGTTTGGGTCCAGGTATCGCCACCGAATTCTGGCAGAACGTCAGTCCACGCACCGATGTCGTATGCTACACCGTAGTTACGGCCGTAATCGATTGAGCCGTAATCACCAAATTTCAGGCCTGCAAATGCAAGACGGGTTTTGTCTTTGGAGGAACCTTGAGATTCAGCGCGGTTGCCTTTGAATTCATATTCCCACTGACCGAAACCAGTCAGTTGATCGTTGATTTGGGTTTCACCTTTGAAGCCAAGACGGGCATAAGTAGTATCACCATCATCTGCATCATTAGAGGAGAAGTAGTGCTTGGCATTAACTTTCCCGTATAGATCCAGCTTGTTACTGTCTTTATTATAAATTTCAGCTGCCTGAGCAGACATCGCCATCAGTACTGATGCAGCTACAGCAGAAATTGCCACTGTTAATTTTTTCATCGTGAGCCCTTTTTTTTGAACTATTATTAAAAAATGATGTCACTGCGCGATAAATATTCATCTAATCAATGTGATTATTTCAAGATGTAAGTTTTAGTTTCTCATTTAATTTGTGAAGTAGATCTCTATTTTTATCTGAACCTTTTCTATCGAATCCTATTCATAGCTCTTGGCTGAATAAAAATAAATCTATTGGCCAATTTATATTAACGACTGTTATTTATAAGTGCTCTATAATTTTTAGCTTAATTTAAACAAACTAAAAATAACACTGGAAATTATTAACTGGTTATTTGTTGAAGTTTTCTTATGCATTTGTAGTGGTGTTTTCAATACTCGGTAGCATTCTCGCAAATATCATTTAGTGGTTTACGTACGTAAAAAATTGGTTATGCTGTTAAGAGTGGTTACTTCGTCACACAGCTTAAACCCGCCGTCGAGCGGGTTTTTCCATTTTTTGAGTCTCGATATTAGCTGATAACCCAATACCTGAGTTATTCACTGACTCCGAATCTGTTACGTTTCTGCCTTTATTGCGATACGTAGTATCCCCTTAATTTACACCCGCTTTGTCTGCGAGGTGGGGTTATGAAATCCATGGATAAGTTAACAACGGGTGTCGCCTATGGCACCTCAGCAGGTAGTGCCGGGTACTGGTTTTTACAGTTGCTCGATAAAGTCACGCCCTCACAGTGGGCGGCAATAGGTGTGCTGGGTAGCCTGGTATTTGGCCTGCTGACGTACCTGACAAACCTTTATTTCAAGATTAAAGAAGATAAGCGCAAGGCTGCGAGAGGTGAATAATGCCTCCATCATTACGAAAAGCCGTTGCTGCTGCTATTGGTGGCGGAGCAATTGCTATAGCATCAGTGTTAATTACTGGCCCAAGTGGTAACGATGGTCTGGAAGGTGTCAGCTACATACCATACAAAGATATTGTTGGTGTATGGACTGTATGTCACGGGCATACAGGAAAAGACATCATGCTCGGTAAAACGTATACCAAAGCAGAATGCAAAGCCCTCCTGAATAAAGACCTTGCCACGGTCGCCAGACAAATTAACCCGTACATCAAAGTCGATATACCGGAAACAACGCGCGGCGCTCTTTACTCATTCGTTTACAACGTGGGTGCTGGCAATTTCAGAACATCGACGCTTCTTCGCAAAATAAACCAGGGCGATATCAAAGGCGCATGTGATCAGCTACGTCGCTGGACATATGCTGGCGGTAAGCAATGGAAAGGTCTCATGACTCGTCGTGAGATTGAGCGTGAAATCTGTTTGTGGGGTCAGCAATGAACAGAGTAACCGCGATTATCTCCGCTCTGGTTATCTGCATCATCGTCTGCCTGTCATGGGCTGTTAATCATTACCGTGATAACGCCATTACCTACAAAGCCCAGCGCGACAAAAATGCCAGAGAACTGACGCTGGCGAACGCGGTAATTACTGACATACAGATGCGTCAGCGTGATGTTGCTGCGCTCGATGCAAAATACACGAAGGAGTTAGCTGATGCGAAAGCTGAAAATGATGCTCTGCGTGATGATGTTGCCGCTGGTCGTCGTCGGTTGCACATCAAAGCAGTCTGTCAGTCAGTGCGTGAAGCCACCACCGCCTCCGGCGTGGATAATGCAGCCTCCCCCCGACTGGCAGACACCGCTGAACGGGATTATTTCACCCTCAGAGAGAGGCTGATCACTATGCAAAAACAACTGGAAGGAACCCAGAAGTATATTAATGAGCAGTGCAGATAGAGCTGCCCATATCGATGGGCAACTCATGCAATTATTGTGAGCAATACACACGCGCTTCCAGCGGAGTATAAATGCCTAAAGTAATAAAACCGAGCAATCCATTTACGAATGTTTGCTGGGTTTCTGTTTTAACAACATTTTCTGCGCCGCCACAAATTTTGGCTGCATCAACAGTTTTCTCCTGTCCAATTCCCGAAACGAAGAAGTGATGGGTGATGGTTTCCTTTGGTGTTACTGCTGTCGGTTTGTTTCCAACAGTAAACGTCTGTTGAGCACATCCTGTAATAAGCATTGCCAGAGCGGCAGAAAACAACATTTTTTTCATCTTATTATCCTGCATTGTTAAAAACGGCAGAATCCTATGTGACAACAATTAAACGATAGTTAAATGGATTGATGAAAATTAAAACTATATAGGTGGATGCTCAGCCTATTGGAGGAGGGGGGGGGCACTCAGAATCCTGTGGAATGAAATAAACCGCTCTATCTGTCCATTACCCTTTTAGCTGCGCTGTATCGTCGCCGTATTCCCGCATTAACCATGACCGTAGCCCGACGGGGAATTCCTTCTGCGTGAGTGTGCGGGAATAATCAAAAACGATGCACACCGGGTTTTACTGTGCTGACAGACGCAGGGTTACCCTCATAGTCGCTTTTCCGGTGCGATGGTGGAAGAAACCGGGATGTTCATCCATCATCACTTTGGATTGATGTATATGCTCTCTTTTCTGACGTTAGTCTCCGACGGCAGGCTTCAATGACCCAGGCTGAGAAATTCCCGGACCCTTTTTGCTCAAGAGCGATGTTAATTTGTTCAATCATTTGGTTAGGAAAGCGGATGTTGCGGGTTGTTGTTCTGCGGGTTCTGTTCTTCGTTGACATGAGGTTGCCCCGTATTCAGTGTCGCTGATTTGTATTGTCTGAAGTTGTTTTTACGTTAAGTTGATGCAGATCAATTAATACGATACCTGCGTCATAATTGATTATTTGACGTGGTTTGATGGCGTAGATGCACGTTGTGACATGTAGATGATAATTATTATCATTTTTCGGGTCCTTTCCGGCGATCCGACAGGTTACGGGGCGGCGACCTCGCGGGTTTTCGCTATTTATGAAAATTTTCCGGTTTAAGGCGTTTCCGTTCTTCTTCGTCATAACTTAATGTTTTTATTTAAAATACCCTCTGAAAAGAAAGGAAGCGACAGGTGCTGAAAGCGAGCTTTTTGGCCTCTGTCGTTTCCTTTCTCTGTTTTTGGCCGTGGAATGAACAATGGAAGTCAACAAAAAGCAGCTGGCTGACATTTTCGGTGCGAGTATCCGTACCATTCAGAACTGGCAGGAACAGGGAATGCCCGTTCTGCGAGGCGGTGGCAAGGGTAATGAGGTGCTTTATGACTCTGCCGCCGTCATAAAATGGTATGCCGAAAGGGATGCTGAAATTGAGAACGAAAAGCTGCGCCGGGAGGTTGAAGAACTGCGGCAGGCCAGCGAGACAGATCTCCAGCCAGGGACTATTGAGTACGAACGCCATCGACTTACGCGTGCGCAGGCCGACGCACAGGAGCTGAAAAATGCCAGAGACTCCGCTGAAGTGGTGGAAACCGCATTCTGTACTTTCGTGCTGTCGCGGATCGCAGGTGAAATTGCCAGTATTCTCGACGGGATCCCCCTGTCGGTGCAGCGGCGTTTTCCGGAACTGGAAAACCGACATGTTGATTTCCTGAAACGGGATATCATCAAAGCCATGAACAAAGCAGCCGCGCTGGATGAACTGATACCGGGGTTGCTGAGTGAATATATCGAACAGTCAGGTTAACAGGCTGCGGCATTTTGTCCGCGCCGGGCTTCGCTCACTGTTCAGGCCGGAGCCACAGACCGCCGTTGAATGGGCGGATGCTAATTACTATCTCCCGAAAGAATCCGCATACCAGGAAGGGCGCTGGGAAACACTGCCCTTTCAGCGGGCCATCATGAATGCGATGGGCAGCGACTACATCCGTGAGGTGAATGTGGTGAAGTCTGCCCGTGTCGGTTATTCCAAAATGCTGCTGGGTGTTTATGCCTACTTTATAGAGCATAAGCAGCGCAACACACTTATCTGGTTGCCGACGGATGGTGATGCCGAGAACTTTATGAAAACCCACGTTGAGCCGACCATCCGCGATATTCCGTCGCTGCTGGCGCTGGCTCCGTGGTATGGCAAAAAGCACCGGGATAACACGCTCACTATGAAGCGTTTTTCCAATGGTCGTGGCTTCTGGTGCCTAGGCGGTAAAGCGGCAAAAAACTACCGTGAAAAGTCGGTGGATGTGGCGGGTTATGATGAACTTGCTGCCTTTGATGAGGATATTGAACAGGAAGGCTCTCCGACGTTCCTTGGCGACAAACGTATTGAAGGCTCGGTCTGGCCAAAGTCCATCCGTGGCTCCACGCCCAAAGTGAGAGGCACCTGCCAGATTGAGCGTGCAGCCAGTGAATCTCCGCATTTTATGCGTTTTCATGTTGCCTGCCCGCACTGCGGGGAGGAGCAGTATCTTAAATTTGGCGACAAAGAGACGCCGTTTGGCCTCAAATGGACGCCGGATGACCCCTCCAGCGTGTTTTATCTCTGCGAGCATAATGCCTGCGTCATCCGCCAGCAGGAGCTGGACTTTACTGATGCCCGTTATATCTGCGAAAAGACCGGGATCTGGACCCGTGATGGCATTCTCTGGTTTTCGTCATCCGGTGAAGAGATTGAGCCACCTGACAGTGTGACCTTTCACATCTGGACAGCGTACAGCCCGTTCACCACCTGGGTGCAGATTGTCAAAGACTGGATGAAAACGAAAGGGGATACGGGAAAACGTAAAACCTTCGTAAACACCACGCTCGGTGAGACGTGGGAGGCGAAAATTGGCGAACGTCCGGATGCTGAAGTGATGGCAGAGCGGAAAGAGCATTATTCAGCGCCCGTTCCTGACCGTGTGGCTTACCTGACCGCCGGTATCGACTCCCAGCTGGATCGCTACGAAATGCGCGTATGGGGATGGGGGCCGGGTGAGGAAAGCTGGCTGATTGATCGGCAGATTATTATGGGCCGCCACGACGATGAACAGACGCTGCTGCGTGTGGATGAGGCCATCAATAAAACCTATACCCGCCGGAATGGTGCAGAAATGTCGATATCCCGTATCTGCTGGGATATTGGCGGGATTGACCCGACCATTGTGTATGAACGCTCGAAAAAGCATGGGCTGTTCCGGGTGATCCCCATTAAAGGGGCATCCGTCTACGGTAAGCCGGTGGCCAGCATGCCTCGTAAGCGAAACAAAAACGGGGTTTACCTTACCGAAATCGGTACGGATACCGCGAAAGAGCAGATTTATAACCGCTCCACACTGACGCCGGAAGGGGATGAACCGCTTCCCGGTGCCGTTCACTTCCCGAATAACCCGGATATTTTTGATCTGACCGAAGCGCAGCAGCTGACTGCTGAAGAGCAGGTCGAAAAATGGGTGGATGGCAGGAAAAAAATACTGTGGGACAGCAAAAAGCGACGCAATGAGGCGCTCGACTGCTTCGTTTATGCGCTGGCGGCGCTGCGCATCAGTATTTCCCGCTGGCAGCTGGATCTCAGTGCACTGCTGGCGAGCCTGCAGGAAGAGGATGGTGCAGCAACCAACAAGAAAACACTGGCAGATTACGCCCGTGCCTTATCCGGAGAGGATGAATGACGCGACAGGAAGAACTTGCCGCTGCCCGTGCGGCACTGCATGACCTGATGACAGGTAAACGGGTGGCAACGGTACAGAAAGACGGACGGCGAGTGGAGTTTACGGCCACTTCCGTGTCTGACCTGAAAAAATACATTGCGGAGCTGGAGGTGCAGACCGGCATGACACAGCGACGCAGGGGACCTGCAGGATTTTATGTATGAAAACGCCCACCATTCCCACCCTTCTGGGACCGGACGGCATGACATCGCTGCGTGAATATGCCGGTTATCACGGCGGTGGCAGCGGATTTGGTGGGCAGTTGCGGGCGTGGAACCCACCGGGTGAAAGTGTGGATGCAGCCCTGCTGCCCAACTTTACCCGTGGCAATGCCCGCGCGGACGATCTGGTACGCAATAACGGCTATGCTGCCAACGCCATCCAGCTGCATCAGGATCATATCGTCGGGTCTTTTTTCCGGCTCAGTCATCGCCCAAGCTGGCGCTATCTGGGCATCGGGGAGGAAGAAGCCCGTGCCTTTTCCCGCGAGGTTGAAGCGGCATGGAAAGAGTTTGCCGAGGACGACTGTTGCTGCATTGACGTTGAGCGAAAACGCACGTTCACCATGATGATTCGGGAAGGTGTGGCCATGCATGCCTTTAACGGTGAACTGTTCGTTCAGGCCACCTGGGATACCAGCCCGTCGCGACTGTTCCGGACACAGTTCCGGATGGTCAGTCCGAAGCGTATCAGCAACCCGAACAATACCGGCGACAGCCGGAACTGCCGTGCCGGTGTGCAGATTAATGACAGCGGCGCGGCGCTGGGATATTACGTCAGCGAGGACGGCTATCCTGGCTGGATGCCGCAGAAATGGACATGGATACCCCGTGAGTTACCCGGCGGGCGCGCCTCGTTCATTCACGTTTTTGAACCCGTGGAGGACGGACAGACCCGCGGTGCAAATGTGTTTTACAGCGTGATGGAGCAGATGAAGATGCTCGACACGCTGCAGAACACGCAGCTGCAGAGCGCCATTGTGAAGGCGATGTATGCCGCCACCATTGAGAGTGAGCTGGATACGCAGTCAGCGATGGATTTTATTCTGGGCGCGAACAGTCAAGAGCAGCGGGAAAGGCTGACCGGCTGGATTGGTGAAATTGCCGCGTATTACGCCGCAGCGCCGGTCCGGCTGGGAGGCGCAAAAGTACCGCACCTGATGCCGGGGGACTCACTGAACCTGCAGACGGCTCAGGACACGGATAACGGCTACTCCGTGTTTGAGCAGTCACTGTTGCGGTATATCGCTGCCGGGCTGGGTGTCTCGTATGAGCAACTTTCCCGGAATTACGCCCAGATGAGCTACTCCACGGCACGGGCCAGTGCGAACGAGTCGTGGGCGTACTTTATGGGGCGGCGAAAATTCGTCGCATCCCGTCAGGCGAGCCAGATGTTTCTGTGCTGGCTGGAAGAGGCCATCGTTCGCCGCGTGGTGACGTTACCTTCAAAAGCGCGCTTCAGCTTTCAGGAAGCCCGCAGTGCCTGGGGGAACTGCGACTGGATAGGCTCCGGTCGTATGGCCATCGATGGTCTGAAAGAAGTTCAGGAAGCGGTGATGCTGATAGAAGCCGGACTGAGCACCTACGAGAAAGAGTGCGCGAAACGCGGTGACGACTATCAGGAAATTTTTGCCCAGCAGGTCCGTGAAACGATGGAGCGCCGCGCAGCTGGTCTTAAACCGCCCGCCTGGGCGGCTGCGGCATTTGAATCCGGGCTGCGACAATCAACAGAGGAGGAGAAGAGTGACAGCAGAGCTGCGTAATCTCCCGCATATTGCCAGCATGGCTTTTAATGAGCCGCTGATGCTTGAACCCGCCTATGCGCGGGTTTTCTTTTGTGCGCTTGCAGGCCAGCTTGGGATCAGCCGCCTGACGGATGCGGTGTCCGGCGACAGCCTGACTGCCCAGGAGGCACTCGCGACGCTGGCATTATCCGGTGATGATGACGGACCACGACAGGCCCGCAGTTATCAGGTCATGAACGGCATCGCCGTGCTGCCGGTGTCCGGCACGCTGGTCAGCCGGACGCGGGCGCTGCAGCCGTACTCGGGGATGACCGGTTACAACGGCATTATCGCCCGTCTGCAACAGGCTGCCAGCGATCCGATGGTGGACGGCATTCTGCTCGATATGGACACGCCCGGCGGGATGGTGGCGGGGGCATTTGACTGCGCTGACATCATCGCCCGTGTGCGTGACATAAAGCCGGTATGGGCGCTGGCCAATGACATGAACTGCAGCGCAGGTCAGCTGCTTGCCAGTGCCGCCTCCCGGCGTCTGGTCACGCAGACCGCCCGGACAGGCTCCATCGGCGTCATGATGGCTCACAGTAATTACGGCGCTGCACTGGAGAAACAGGGCGTGGAAATCACGCTGATTTACAGCGGCAGCCATAAGGTGGATGGCAACCCCTACAGCCATCTACCGGATGATGTCCGGGAAACATTGCAGTCCCGGATGGATGCAACCCGCCGGATGTTTGCACAGAAGGTGTCGGCATATACCGGCCTGTCCGTGCAGGCTGTGCTGGATACCGAGGCTGCAGTGTACAGCGGTCAGGAGGCCATTGATGCCGGACTGGCTGATGAACTTGTCAACAGCACCGATGCGATCACCGTTATGCGTGATGCACTGGATGCACGTAAATCCCGTCTCTCAGGAGGGCGAATGACCAAAGAGACTCAATCAACAACTGTTTCAGCCACTGCTTCGCAGGCTGACGTTACTGACGTGGTGCCAGCGACGGAGGGCGAAAACGCCAGCGCGGCGCAGCCGGACGTGAACGCGCAGATCACCGCTGCGGTTGCGGCAGAAAACAGCCGCATTATGGGGATCCTCAACTGTGAGGAGGCTCACGGACGCGAAGAACAGGCCCGCGTGCTGGCAGAAATCCCCGGTATGACCGTGGAAACGGCCCGCCGCATTCTGGCAGCTGCACCACAGAGTGCACAGGCGCGCAGTGACACTGCGCTGGATCGTCTGATGCAGGGGGCACCGGCACCGCTGGCTGCAGGTAACCCGGCATCTGATGCCGTTAACGATTTGCTGAACACACCAGTGTAAGGGATGTTTATGACGAGCAAAGAAACCTTTACCCATTACCAGCCGCTGGGCAACAGTGACCCGGCTCATACCGCAACCGCGCCCGGCGGATTGAATGCGAAAGCGCCTGCAATGACCCCGCTGATGCTGGACACCTCCACCCGTAAGCTGGTTGCGTGGGATGGCACCACCGACGGTACTGCCGTTGGCATTCTGGCGGTTGATGCTGACCAGACCAGCACCACGCTGACGTTCTACAAGTCCGGCACGTTCCGTTATGAGGATGTGCTCTGGCCGGAGGCTGCCAGCGACGAGACGAAAAAACGGACCGCGTTTGCCGGAACGGCAATCAGCATCGTTTAACTTTACCCTTCATCACTAAAGGCCGCCTGTGCGGCTTTTTTTACGGGATTTTTTTATGTCGATGTACACAACCGCCCAGCTGCTGGCGGCAAATGAGCAGAAATTTAAGTTTGATCCGCTGTTTCTGCGTCTCTTTTTCCGTGAGAGCTATCCCTTCACCACGGAGAAAGTCTATCTCTCACAAATTCCGGGACTGGTAAACATGGCGCTGTACGTTTCGCCGATTGTTTCCGGTGAGGTTATCCGTTCCCGTGGCGGCTCCACCTCTGAATTTACGCCGGGATATGTCAAACCCAAGCATGAGGTGAATCCGCAGATGACCCTGCGTCGCCTGCCGGATGAAGATCCGCAGAATCTGGCGGACCCGGCTTACCGCCGTCGTCGCATCATCATGCAGAACATGCGAGACGAAGAGCTGGCCATTGCTCAGGTCGAAGAGATGCAGGCAGTTTCTGCTGTGCTTAAGGGCAAATACACCATGACCGGTGAAGCCTTCGATCCGGTTGAGGTGGATATGGGCCGCAGTGCGGCGAACAACATCACACAGTCCGGTGGTACGGAGTGGAGCAAGCGTGACAAGTCCACGTATGACCCGACCGACGATATCGAAGCCTATGCGCTGAACGCCAGCGGCGTGGTGAATATCATCGTGTTTGATCCGAAAGGCTGGGCGCTGTTCCGTTCCTTCAAAGCCGTCAAGGAGAAGCTGGATACCCGTCGCGGCTCTAATTCCGAGCTGGAGACAGCGGTAAAAGACCTGGGCGAAGCGGTGTCCTATAAGGGGATGTATGGCGATACGGCGATCGTCGTGTATTCCGGACAGTACGTGGAAAACGACGTCAAAAAGAACTTCCTGCCGGACAACACGATGGTGCTGGGGAACACTCAGGCACGCGGTCTGCGCACCTATGGCTGCATTCAGGATGCGGACGCACAGCGCGAAGGTATTAACGCCTCTGCCCGCTACCCGAAAAACTGGGTGACCACCGGCGATCCGGCGCGTGAGTTCACCATGATTCAGTCAGCACCGCTGATGCTGCTGGCTGATCCTGATGCGTTCGTGTCCGTACAACTGGCGTAATCATGGCCCTTCGGGGCCATTTTCTCTCTGTGGAGGAGTCCATGACGAAAGATGAACTGATTGCCCGTCTTCAGGTGCTGGGTGAGCAACTGAACCGTGATGTCAGCCTGACGGGGACGAAAGAAGAACTGGTGCTCCGTGTGGCAGAGCTGGAAGAGGAGCTTGATGACACGGATGACGCTGCCGGTCAGGACACATCTGTCAGCCCGGAAAATGCGCTGACCGGACATGAAAATGAGGTGGTATCAGCGCAGCCGGATACCGTGATTGATACGGCTGCTCTGGTCACGGTCGTGGCACTGGTGACGCTGCATACTGATGCACTTCACGCCACGCGGGATGAGCCTGTGGCATTTGTGCTGCCGGGAACGGCGTTTCGTGTCTCTGCCGGTGTGGCAGCCGAAATGACAGAACATGGCCTGGCCAGAATGCAATAACGGGAGGCGCTGTGGCTGATTCCGATAACCTGTTCGATGCTGCCATTGCCCGCGCCGATGAAACGATACGCGGGTACATGGGAACGTCAGCCACCATGACATCCGGTGAGCTGTCCGGTGCTGTGATACGTGGTGTTTTTGATGACCCTGAAAATATCAGCTATGCCGGACAGGGGGTGCGCGTTGAAGGCTCCAGCCCGTCCCTGTTTGTCCGGACTGATGATGTGCGGCAGCTGCGGCGTGGAGACACACTGACCATCGGCGAGGAAAACTTCTGGGTGGACCGGATTTCGCCGGATGATGGCGGAAGCTGTCATCTCTGGCTTGGGCGTGGCGTGCCGCCTGCCGTTAACCGTCGCCGCTGAAAGGGGGATGTATGGCCATAAAAGGTCTTGAGCAGGCCGTTGAAAACCTCAGCCGTATCAGCAAAACGGCGGTGCCTGGTGCCGCCGCAATGGCCATTAACCGCGTTGCGTCATCCGCGATATCGCAGTCTGCGTCACAGGTTGCCCGTGAGACAAAGGTACGCCGGAAACTGGTAAAGGAAAGGGCCAGGCTGAAAAGGGCCACGGTCAAAAATCCGCAGGCCAGAATCAGGGTTAACCGGGGGGATTTGCCCGTAATCAAGCTGGGTAACGCGCGGGTTGTCCTTTCCCGCCGCAGACGTCGTAAAAAGGGGCAGCGTTCATCCCTGAAAGGTGGCGGCAGCGTGCTTGTGGTGGGAAACCGTCGTATTCCCGGCGCGTTTATTCAGCAACTGAAAAATGGCCGGTGGCATGTCATGCAGCGTGTGGCCGGGAAAAACCGTTACCCCATTGATGTGGTGAAAATCCCGATGGCGGTGCCGCTTACCACGGCGTTTAAACAGAATATTGAACGGATACGGCGTGAACGTCTTCCGAAAGAGCTGGGCTATGCGCTGCAGCATCAACTGAGAATGGTAATAAAGCGATGAAACATACTGAACTCCGTGCAGCCGTACTGGATGCACTGGAGAAGCATGACACCGGGGCGACGCTTTTTGATGGTCGCCCTGCTGTTTTTGATGAGGAAGATTTTCCGGCAATTGCCGTTTATCTCACCGGCGCTGAATACACGGGCGAAGAGCTGGACAGCGATACCTGGCAGGCGGAGCTGCATATTGAAGTTTTCCTGCCTGCTCAGGTGCCGGATTCAGAGCTGGATTCGTGGATGGAGTCCCGGATTTATCCGGTGATGAGCGATATCCCGGCACTGTCAGATTTGATCACCAGTATGGTGGCCAGCGGCTATGACTACCGGCGCGACGATGATGCGGGCCTGTGGAGTTCAGCCGATCTGACTTATGTCATTACCTATGAAATGTGAGGACGATATGCCAACACCAAATCCTCTGGCACCGGTGAAAGGGGCCGGGACCACACTGTGGGTTTATAACGGGAGCGGTGACCCTTATGCGAACCCGCTTTCAGACGTTGACTGGTCGCGTCTGGCTAAAGTTAAAGACCTGACGCCCGGCGAACTGACCGCTGAGTCCTATGACGACAGCTATCTCGATGATGAAGATGCGGACTGGACTGCGACCGGGCAGGGGCAGAAATCCGCCGGAGATACCAGCTTCACGCTGGCGTGGATGCCCGGAGAGCAGGGGCAGCAGGCGCTGCTGGCGTGGTTTAATGAAGGGGATACCCGAGCCTATAAAATCCGCTTCCCGAATGGCACGGTCGATGTGTTCCGCGGCTGGGTCAGCAGTATCGGTAAGGCGGTGACGGCGAAGGAAGTGATCACCCGTACGGTGAAGGTCACCAATGTGGGCCGTCCGTCAATGGCAGAAGATCGCAGTACGGTGACGGCGGCAACCGGTATGACCGTGACGCCTGCCAGCTCCTCGGTGGTGAAAGGGCAGAGCACCACGCTGACCGTGGCCTTCCAGCCGGAAGGCGCAACCGACAAGAGCTTCCGTGCGGTGTCAGCGGATAAAACAAAAGCCACCGTGTCGGTCAGTGGTATGACCATCACCGTGAACGGCGTTGCTGCAGGCAAGGTCAACATTCCGGTTGTATCCGGTAATGGTGAACTTGCTGCGGTTGCAGAAATCACGTCACCGCCAGTTAATCCGGAGAGTCAGCGATGTTCCTGAAAACCGAATCATTTGAACATAACGGTGTGACCGTCACGCTTTCTGAACTGTCAGCCCTGCAGCGTATTGAGCATCTCGCCCTGATGAAACAGCAGGCAGAACAGGCGGAGTCAGACAGCAACCGGCAGGTTACTGTGGAAGACGCCATCAGAACCGGTGCTTTTGTGGTGGCGATGTCCCTGTGGCATAACCATCCGCAGAAGACGCAGAAGCCTTCCATGAATGAAGCCGTTAAACAGATTGAGCAGGAAGTGCTTACCACCTGGCCTACAGAGGCAATTTCTCATGCTGAAAACGTGGTGTACCGGCTGTCCGGTATGTATGAGTTTGTGGTGAATGATGCCCCTGAACAGGCAGAGGATGCCGGGCCTGCAGAGCCTGTTTCTGCGGGAAAGTGTTCGACGGTGAGTTGAGTTTTGCCCTGAAACTGGCGCGCGAGATGGGGCGACCCGACTGGCGTGCCATGCTTGCCGGGATGTCATCCACGGAGTATGCCGACTGGCACCGCTTTTACAGTACCCATTATTTTCATGATGTTCTGCTGGATATGCACTTTTCCGGGCTGACGTACACCGTGCTCAGCCTGTTTTTCAGCGATCCGGATATGCATCCGCTGGATTTCAGTTTGCTGAACCGGCGCGAGGCTGACGAAGAGCCTGAAGATGATGTGCTGATGCAGAAAGCGGCAGGGCTTGCCGGAGGCGTTCGTTTTGGCCCGGACGGGAATGAAGTTATCCCCGCTTCCCCGGATGTGGCGGACATGACGGAGGATGACGTAATGCTGATGACAGTATCAGAAGGGATCGCAGGAGGAGTCCGGTATGGCTGAACCGGTAGGCGATCTGGTCGTTGATTTAAGTCTGGATGCGGCCAGATTTGACGAGCAGATGGCCAGAGTCAGGCGTCATTTTTCCGGTACGGAAACTGATGCGAAAAAAACAGCGGCAGTCGTTGAACAGTCGCTGAGCCGACAGGCGCTGGCTGCACAGAAAGCGGGGATTTCCGTCGGGCAGTATAAAGCCGCCATGCGTATGCTGCCTGCACAGTTCACCGACGTGGCCACGCAACTTGCAGGCGGGCAAAGTCCGTGGCTGATCCTGCTGCAACAGGGTGGTCAGGTTAAGGACTCCTTCGGCGGGATGATCCCCATGTTCAGGGGGCTTGCCGGTGCGATCACCCTGCCGATGGTCGGGGCCACCTCGCTGGCGGTGGCGACCGGTGCGCTGGCGTATGCCTGGTATCAGGGTAACTCAACCCTGTCCGATTTCAACAAAACGCTGGTCCTTTCCGGCAATCAGTCGGGTCTGACGGCAGATCGTATGCTGGTCCTGTCCAGAGCCGGGCAGGCGGCAGGGCTGACGTTTAACCAGACCAGCGAGTCACTCAGCGCACTGGTTAAGGCGGGAGTAAGCGGTGAGGCTCAGATTGCATCCATCAGCCAGAGTGTGGCGCGTTTCTCCTCTGCATCCGGCGTGGAGGTGGACAAGGTCGCTGAAGCCTTCGGGAAGCTGACCACTGACCCGACGTCGGGGCTGACGGCGATGGCGCGCCAGTTCCATAACGTAACGGCGGAGCAGATTGCGTATGTTGCTCAGTTGCAGCGTTCCGGCGATGAATCCGGGGCATTGCAGGCGGCGAACGAGGCCGCAACGAAAGGGTTTGATGACCAGACCCGACGCCTGAAAGAGAACATGGGCACGCTGGAAACCTGGGCAGACAGGACAGCACGGGCATTCAAATCCATGTGGGATGCGGTGCTGGATATTGGTCGTCCTGATACCGCTCAGGAGATGCTGATTAAGGCAGAGGCTGCGTTTAAGAAAGCGGACGACATCTGGAATCTGCGCAAGGATGATTATTTTGTTAACGATGAAGCGCGGGCGCGTTACTGGGATGATCGTGAAAAGGCCCGTCTTGCGCTTGAAGCCGCCCGAAAGAAGGCTGAACAGCAGAGTCAACAGGACAAAAATGCGCAGCAGCAGAGCGATACCGAAGCATCACGGCTGAAATATACCGAAGAGGCGCAGAAGGCTTACGAACGGCTGCAGACACCGCTGGAGAAATATACCGCCCGTCAGGAAGAACTGAACAAGGCACTGAAAGACGGGAAAATCCTGCAGGCAGATTACAACACGCTGATGGCGGCGGCGAAAAAGGATTATGAAGCGACGCTGAAAAAGCCGAAACAGTCCGGCGTGAAGGTGTCTGCGGGCGATCGTCAGGAAGACAGTGCTCATGCTGCCCTGCTGACGCTTCAGGCTGAACTCCGGACGCTGGAGAAGCATGCCGGAGCAAATGAGAAAATCAGCCAGCAGCGCCGGGATTTGTGGAAGGCGGAGAGTCAGTTCGCGGTACTGGAGGAGGCGGCGCAACGTCGCCAGCTGTCTGCACAGGAGAAATCCCTGCTGGCGCATAAAGATGAGACGCTGGAGTACAAACGCCAGCTGGCTGCACTTGGCGACAAGGTTACGTATCAGGAGCGCCTGAACGCGCTGGCGCAGCAGGCGGATAAATTCGCACAGCAGCAACGGGCAAAACGGGCCGCTATTGATGCGAAAAGCCGGGGGCTGACTGACCGGCAGGCAGAACGGGAAG